TCGGCAATGAGATGTTTCTTGATTCTGCACAGTTGAGAAACAGTGTCGTGTCTCGTGCGAAACAATTAAACTACATCCCACGATCTGCTCGTGGTGCAGCTGCTACGTTGAATGTCTCTATCACTCCTGGTGGCAGTCCATCGTTCTACACAGTTGCTGCTAATACAAAATTTACCACAACGATTGATGGCGCATCATATACCTTTGTCACTACCGAAGCAACATCTTTGACTCCAGGTTCTGGTGGCGAATTTAGTGGTTCTTTGAATATCATTGAAGGTGAGCCATTACAGCAGAGGTTTACTGTTAGTAGTGCTAGTACAACATCACCAGTTCGGTATATTCTACCTAACGAAAACGTGGATACAACCAGTCTTGTTGTTCGTATTCAGGACTCATCTTCGAATACAAGTATCACCACTTACAATCTAAACACAGATATTTCAGCAGCCAACTCAATCTCCGAGATCTACTTTGTCCAAGAGAATGAAGATAATAAGTATGAAGTGTATTTCGGTGATAATGTCTTTGGTAAGAAACCAAAAGACGGCAACATCATTATTGCTGACTATCGTGTTGTAAATGGTTCATCAGTAAATGGTGCTAATAACTTCTCTGGTGACTTTACGGTTACAACTACAAGTGCAGCACAGGGCGGTGCCTTTCAAGAGTCCATCGAATCAATCAAATATAACGCACCGTTTAAGTTCCAAGCACAGGACAGACTGGTCACATCAAACGACTATAAAAACATTATTCTTTCTGAGAACGGTGATATTCAAGCAATCAACGTATGGGGTGGTGAAGAAAACTCTCCACCTGTATATGGCAAAGTGTTTATCAGCGTAAAGCCAACAAGCGGCTCAGTCATCTCTGCTACACGCAAAAGCACACTTCAGTCCACTCTGAAGGATCGTAGTATCGTTTCGGTCGAGACAGAGTTCGTTGATGCTACCTATCTGTATATCAATCCAAGCATTACAGTCCGTTACAACCCACGGACAACATCCCTATCTGCATCGGAGTTGAATACCAAGATTCAAAACTCTTTGATTCTCTTTGAGGGTACAAATCTTGGTACGTTTGATAATAAGTTCTATGTGTCCAATCTTACTGAAACCATTCGAGCGGCAGACAATAGTTTTGTGTCAGCAGACATTCCATTCACTATTGAGAAGCGTTTTGTTCCCATTACAAATGCTATCAACGCATATCAGGTCGAGTTTGGTAATGCTGTTCATCATCCACATGCAGGTCATTTAGGTGCTATCTCATCGTCTGGCTTTACAGTCGGTGGTGAGACAGTATATCTTGAGGACGATGGTAATGGTACGCTTCGCACCTATATTCTAGTGACTGGTAATAAGGTCACACGAGACACCAACTTCGGTACAGTTGATTATGGAAGTGGTTTGATTACCATCTTCAATACGCTTATCACAGGGCAGGTTGGTAGTGCGATTTCAATCTATATGAAACCAAAAGAGAGCAATATCTTTGGTTTGAGAAATCAGATTCTACTCGTATCGGGTGCGGATGTTACGACGATTGACAACGATACAAATGCAACAACCTCTGCTGTTGGTGCAGTTGCTACAAACGGTACAACGACTACAGTATTGACTGATAATGCGATTGCTAACTATGGTGTTTCATCTGTTACCACACTTACAACAAGCGCCTCTGGTGGCACTACTGGGACAACAACATCAACTTCTATTAGCGGTATCTCTTACTAATGGCTACAGATAAGAAAACATCAGTCCTTGTAGCGGAGCAGTTACCTGCCTTCGTTCTTGAAGAGGGTCCAAAGTTACAGCGGTTCATCGAAGCATACTATGAGTTCATGGAACAGAATGGTGGTGCAATTGATGGTACTAAGAACCTGTTATCCTATCAAGACATTGATACAACGACCGATAGTTTTCTGCAATACTTCCGTGAAGAGATTTACAAGAATATCCCTGATAGTGCGCTAATCGACAAGCGATTGCTTGCTAAACACATTCGAGAGATGTATCGAAATAAAGGCACAGAAAAATCATATAAATTTCTGTTCCGTGCTTTGTATAATGAGGATGTGGACTTCACATATCCTGGTGACTTCATGCTGCGGACTTCAGATGGTCGCTGGAGTAAAGAAAAGTATCTTCGTGTAAACGATATCAGTGGTAGTGCAGCAGCGAGTCTTGAGGGTCAAATCGTAACTGGTAATGATAGTGGTGCGTATGCTCGTGTAGAGAATGTTGATCGTGTTACTGAGTCTGGGGTCGTTATCACTGAGTTGTACCTGTCAAGCATCGTTGGTACATTTGCTAATAACGAAACGATAACATCTAATGTAACATCAACATCAGCAACAATCACGGTTGACTCTGGTGCAGCATTACAAGAAAAAGAGGGTCGTTATATCGGTACTCGTGGTCAGTTAAGTTCCGACCAACGATTGCAGGATAGCTTTTACTATCAAGATTACAGCTATGTTCTCCGCTCGCCACAGTTTGTCGAGCGTTACAGAGAAACGGTGCTTAACCTGCTGCATCCAGGCGGTACAAAGTTATTCGGCGAGACAACAATCATTTCACCATTCAGTGTTCGGTCAAGCACTACTGATACAGCATTTGAGGTAGATGTTGAGTTTGACCTACAGACAGATCAGCAGATTGGTAATGTCCAAAGTGTTATTGTAGGACCAGACCTCAGAGGTGCGGGTCGTTTGTTTATCCCTGGTGCCAATGCTACTAACACGATCTCTAAGCTTATTGCTGAAGGTGTCAAGCATGATGTTCCTGAAACGATTGATGCATATGCAGGAATTAAAGTAGGAGATATTGGAACTGACCGATTAGTATTTGGTAATAATACCACATTCACTTCAGATGGGTTTGTATTCCCTGGTTTCGTAAAGCAAAACTCATTGAACGCAAACAACTTACTTGGATTTGGCGGCACTAACTTTAATACTCTACAAGCAAACGACAGAATTATTCTGGCAAATACTACTGGTTATAGGTCGCAGGTAATGAAGGTTGTATCTGTTGCAAGTGCTAGTTCTCTAGTCACAAGTCCAGCAGCAACTAACACTGGGTTTCATGAACTGTTCGCAAACTCTACTGCCGGTGGTATTTTGGCACTCAGTAGAGGGTTACTACTAACAGACGATGTTGTCATCTTTGACACGCATGGTAGCAACGCAAACGCTCAACATGCTGTCAGTAGTTTGGGCAGCAATCTGGTTATGTCCATCTTCCCAGACTATAGTGGACCACCATTATCAAATGGGTCATTTAGTTTAGTTCGCCCTGGTACAACACCAGAGATTCCTACATTTGATGTTACCATACAAAAGTTCGATTCAACGACATTTAGATTTGATCAAGTATAATAAATAGATAAAACTTAGTGGCATACAATGGCAAAACAAACGATTAATATTGGTACAGTTGCTAACGACGGGACAGGTGATTCCGTCCGTACAGGTGGTGATAAAATCAATGACAATTTCAATGAAATCTATACCGCATTTGGCGATGGATCTTCTTTGAATGATATTGTAACCGATACAACATTTCAAAGCACGTTGGCGAATACCAATACATATATTGCTGCCACCGCTTTAGCAGATAGACAGGCACTTGCTAATACAAATACTTTTATTAAAAGTCAACTAGCAAATACAAATCTAGCAATCTCTGATCGTCTTCAGGTTGCCAATGCTGCTGTTTATCTACAGGTCGCTAACTCCACTACATTTCTGAATAAAACAAGTGAAGTTGCTCATTCAATTACTGCAAGTGTTGCTATTGACAGCACTAGCGCAACGTCTGGCGTGCATATTTCAAATGGTGCTATTGAGGTTTATAGTGCAACTGGTAGCCCATCATATATTGATTTTTACTGTGAAGTAAGTAATGCACATAGAACGAGAGTTCAGTCAGCAGCACATTCCGACTATGCTGGTAATGTGACTTTGACACTTCCTGTAAATACTGGTACACTTGTTGGAACTGCTTCTAACAACGATTTCACTTCTACAAACCAAATGCGTCTTGGTGCACCAGTTAAGACTACTACAGCAAATGCATATACACTTGCTATTGCTGATGCTGGTTTCTATCATCGTCTAAACTATGCTAATACTTCTGAGTCAGGTTCAACTACGGTTGGGATTACTATTCCAGCTAATTCTACAACTGCTATTCCAATCGGTTCTGAATATCTGTTTGTTCGGACTGGTTCTAACTCAGCATTTCAGTTTGCTAATGCTGCTGGTGTCGTTGTTAATAGTGATGGTGGTAAACTGCGAGTTCAGTATCAGTGGCAATCTGCTGTATGTAAAAAAGTTGCTACTGATGAGTGGGATATTATCGGTAATCTAGCGTAAGGATCTAATATGTTTAATACATTAATGGGAAGATATGGTGGTGTTGCTGGTGTTGGCAGTGGTATTAAATATTTTAAATTCGTATTACTAGGCGGTGATGGTGGTGCTACAAACTATAATGGTGTTGGTGGACGAGGCGGTGGTGGTTTAACTGAATATATTATATCTACAGAAACTATGACTGGAGAAATTATACTTGAAGCAAGAAGTGTTGTGGGAGGTGATGGAAGCAACCCAACTGGTGGTCATGGTGGCACTGGTTACTTTCTAACAACATCTGTTGGTTTACCCAATGGTCCAGGAACTGGAACTTGGGCTGGTGGTCCAGATTCTCTACCATTAAAACCATCAGTTATTGCCGCTGTTGGTGGTGGAGGTGGTGAAGGCAGAGCCGATGATTTAAATAATGTTGCCAATAATATTAATCCAAGCATTCCATTTACAAATTTCGGACCCATTGGTGCTGGTGGTGGAACAAATGGAGGAGCCGCTATGCCAGGGACCGTTCCCACCAATTATGGTGGTTATGGAACCCAAACTTATGGTGGACAAGGCACTCCCAGCCCACACTTATCGGGTAATAGTGGTTCTGGTGATTTTCTATTGGGTGGTTATGGCAATCAATTTGGCTACGGCGGCGGCAACCATGCCGGCGGAGGTGGTGGTGGTTATTATGGAGGAGGAGGAGGAAAAGCATCGGAAGGTCCGAATCCTGGCAGGTATGGTGGTGGAGGTGGTGGCGCATCTGGTCATGTTCAATCATCATATCCACAGTATTATAGTGGATTCACTACTAAAGCAGGAAAATCAAAGTACATCAATCTTCAGCCATTATATCCAGGTGCTGCCGCCGGCGGCAGCGGCGGTGTATTTTTAACATCAGCACCCTTAGAAGAAATCACTGCTAATACAGTTACATATACACAAATACTTGCAGGACCGTCAAATTATCTGACCGCCGATAATCAACTTCAACAGATTACCTTAAAATCGGATGGAACATTCACTCAAGATTAATATAAATAATACTAACACCTATTAAAAGAGATGACAAATGCCAGGAATTATTACACATAAGTTCAGATTGAATAATGCCACTCAATTCTTTGAGTCATTCACTGAAGCAGCAAACATTAATACTCGCTATTATATGTTTTTAGCGAAAGCACATGGTTGGACGGACGATGCTTCTCCACCCACGCCAACAGATACCATTTTAGGTTCTGACTATAATATCTGGCGCAATATGATCGCAGCCAAGCGTGTTACTTCAAGTGATGCTACATTTGTCGTCGCACGAAACAACTGGACTTCTGGGCAGGTATATACTCCATATTCAGATTCAAATACATCTCTCTACACGAGTGCGTTCTTTGTAATCACTGACGATTTTAATGTTTACAAATGTATTGATAATAATAATGGGGCATTGTCAACAGTTAAACCTACGTCAACTGGCACTTCAATCGTAACGACCTCTGATGGGTATCGCTGGAAGTTTATGTATAATATCTCTCCTGCTGATGTATTGAAGTTCACAACGACGAACTTTATTCCTGTAAAAGAACTAACCTCAGATGACGGCAGTCTACAGTTTGACGTTCAGGCAGCAGCATCAAATGGTGCGATTGATTACGTCGATGTAACAGCCGCTGGTTCTGGTTATCTCTATGCTGCTGGTAATTTCTCAAATGTTGACAGTTCAACCATCGTAAAACTTACCAGTGCAAGTACAACTGACGATTCATATGTGGGTTCTACAATCTATATCAGTAGCGGTACAGGTTCAGGTCAGTTGAGAGAAATCGTTGACTATCAGGGTAATATCAATAAGGCAACTGTAAATGCTGCTTTCTCACCTATTCCAACAACAGGCTCATCATACATCGTTGGTCCCAAAGTAACAATTACGGGTGATGGTTCAAGTGCGCTGGCATATGCTAACGTCGCACTTCCTGCTCTTGCCTCTGCTACCGTAGGTAACACCATCAACGAAATTGTTATGATTAACACTGGTTCTAACTACAGTAAATATTCCGTTGCAATCTCTGCTAACAGTTCACATGGCACTGGTGGAACTGCTGCTGGTAGTGTCGCACCATATGGTGGTCATGGTTCCAATCCAGTAAGCGAACTTGGTGCAACAGACGTTCTGTTAAATGTTCGTATGACTGGTACTGAGTCAGGCACCTTTATCACCAACAACGATTTCCGTATTGTTGGCTTGGTTAGTGATCCCGTTCTCTACTCAGGTGCACAAGCAAACTCAACAGTCTATGATATGACAACCAAACTCACAGTAACAGGTAAGTCTGGTACATTCTCTGCTGATGAGATGATTGCTGGTTCTTCAAGTGGTACTGCTGCTCGTTTCGTTTCATTCGCAAATACGAATGCTTCTGGTACGGCAGGTGTTATCAGTGTCACGGGATTAGATGGTACATTTACCACGAGTGAAACGATTACAGGCAATACCTCCACGCAAACTGCTGTCGTATCGTCTATA